TATTGTGTACCAACCTCCACCTCTACTAAATACATCATATCCAAGTCTTGCACTCATCGCTTCTATTTCACTTCTGCTATACATTTTATCTGTTGTTACAAAGTATTTGCAGAACTCCCTTGATGTAACTAAATCTGAATCATTAAACCCCTGCCTCCACTCGTATGAATACCTGATCAGAAATTCAGTTGTTTTCGGCTTCATTGATTCAACGATCTCTGAAATTGGTGCAGTCAATTTACGTTCAATGATTATTGATTTATCATCTCCTTTACCAATAGATGTTTCAGTTGACTTCAAATATCCTTTTTCTTCAAGTATTCCGATCACACGTTTAACCGCACCCACATCTTCCTTTAAAACCTCTGCAATAACTTCAGGTGTAATCCTTTTATCTTTAGTAATCAGATCAAGTATATTTGACTGCAACTGTGTTACATCTTCAAACAGTTGTGTTTCCTGAAAGTATGCACGTTTTTTAAACACGTTAAAGTTATTTCTACTTTCCCCAAATTCATCTAATGATTTAAAATCAAAGTGTGCAGACAATGCAACCTTTTCACATTCAGGTACAGGCTGCTGATATTTATTTATATCAATACCTGCTTTTTCAAGTAACCATTCTTTAGGTGCTATTTGCAGAAGTGCTGCTTCTGTTAATTCCATTCCGATTGGTTCGGTAGGAATAATCTTTAAATCTTCCGCATAACCTGCATATCCTGCCAACATATTGAATGTTGATTCAAGGAACATTTGTTTTGCGTTTACATAAGTATTCTTGAAAATCTCATACCCATCACGCATCTCTGTTCTGCTTCCAAGTTTACCTGCTTCAGCAATACCGAATATGCTCGGTGTTGTGATCATGTGTCCGCTGAAAATATTGGTCTGTATTAAACTGTCAACCCTTCCAAAGTCCTCTTTTGTCAAATCAGATTGACCAAGATCATCAATGATTGGCTTACGTGAAGCATCATTAACGAATGCCAACATATATTTTATGCCATCAGCACCTGTATATGTATTTTTAAATTTACGATGAATTACACTTTGCTCATCAGGTGAAGGTTCACCATTAGGAAGTGTGATAAGTTTACTTGCAGAAAACCCTGTTTTGGCATTACCAAGAACGTGCTTTGAAACCTCGATATCAGATTCAATATAGTTTAATGCACCAAAATACGAAGGCAAAGCATATACCTGCGACAAAGGTCTGTACTCCTTCATGTAAAGTATTTGTTTTCCCTGTGGGTTTTTAGGGTTAAAAACAGGATAAACTTTATATTTCTCTTTATTATCTTTCCAATCTTCTTTATACCAAAACTGAGTATTATCCTTATTGGTTCTGAATTTGGTATAATCACAATGCCATATTTCTGCGATTCGCCCTATTCCCCAAATAACTTCCAAATAAGCACCTCCAAACAGTTCGATGTCCAATGATACCTTTCGGGTAACATCATCCAAATTTTCGGTTCTATTTGGCTTCTTAATGAATCCTTCGCTACCTGTCCAACCATTCCCACAGATGTAATGTACCTTTGACTTTACAATCGAATTGTGTTTAGCACTTTTGTTAAAAAGTTCCATAAGATAGTTAGGATAATCATTACGATGACCATAACCGATCCATCCTTCACCTTTCTTTTCGATATATTCAGGCTGCTTTGCTTCTGCAAATTGAACAAGTACAAATTGATTTTCTAAACTCATTGTCTTATTTTATATGTGTCAGTTGTAGAATATTCTGTATATACTTCCTCTGATTCCTTTAGCATCATAATACCGCTTTCCAAAAGGGTTAAACCTGTGGTTGTGGTATTAGTTGCACTCGTTTGCTGATATATGGAATACGTGTACTGACCATTAAGTTTACTTAAAAAATATTGATTAACATTCAACAGGAATTTATTGTACCTATCCTTATATGAAGATAAATCTTTTGCGTTAGTTAGCACAAATTTTACTTCAGTATTTGTTGACCTCTGTTCAAACACAAATAGGTAATTCGGTGAAGATATAGTTTGCTTCTCCGTTAAAGTAAAATATACATTCTGAATTTGTCCTTTTGTTAGTACTATCACAACAATAAATGTAAAAAACGTTGGATATTAACAAAAATGCCCCACCATATCGGAAGGGCATTCTTAACCATCAAACTTCACTACTTATGCACCTGCGGTTTCCAATTGTCCTGCGACAGTTGAATTAACTTCGGGTGCAAGTTCTGATTCCTGACCTGTGAAAGTCAAAGAATAACCTGAACGATCACCAAGTGCAGCACCGCTTTGAGCAGAACCGCCTGTAATATCTATTCCTTTTGTCAGTCCAAGATACCACCATTTACCATTATTGTCTTTTGCTACTGAGACTAAAAGATTCTTTGCCAATAACAGGATTTCGTTTCTTGTATTTGCCTGAAGTTTATTCAGGATGATTGTCAATTCTTGCTGATAGAAAATTGTTCCATTCTCAACAGAAGCATTAACATTCTCAACAAAACTTGATGTGCCTTTAACCAACTCATACTTGTAAAATCTCTTTCCAGACTTTTTAGTTAGAGCAGTCATAACACCACCTGAAACTGTGTAAGAACTTACATCTGATGATGCCATGAAGTAAACTTCAGTTATACCACCAAGTGAATCTTTACAGTCTAATGTGTAGCCTTGCGTTAGTGCACAGGGCATATTATTTAATTTTAATTGTTATATAAAAAGGGCAGTTTTACCTGCCCATTTATTATGCAAGGATGAACTTAACAATCTCATCAGGGAATGCGATGTTAACACCCATCTTAAATTCAGATACGAAACGTACTTGATCAGCTTCTTTTGCATAGAAGATTTCAAATTTTTCTTCTTCATTCAAAAGGTCTGTACCCAAAAAAAGATTGCTCAATCTCAAAGCGTATGCTTTATTTGTTCCGTTCAAACCTTGTACTGCAATAACTTTTATTGGTGTACCTGGCAAAATAAATTCGCTATCAGCTTTTACATCAATTGAATAATGAAACTGATTTGCATTTTTAAGTGCAACAGTATATGTTCTAAACAAATCCTGACCACAGAAAATTGCCATATCATCAGCAGCTACTACCTGTGCAGGAATTGCTTTATATATTCCATCAAAAATTGAAATTACATTACCTGCTGTTATTGAAGAAAGAGGAGCACCTGAAATAAAAGCTGATACGTTTGAATCTACAACACCTGCCGCAGCACCAATCAACTTAACCAAACCATCAAATTTGTTAAGGTTTACGTTAGCTGATGCAGTATCACCCTGCCAAATAGCAGTTTCAAGTTGTGATGCAATTCTCTTTGCTTTCTTGTCAGCAAACTCTTGTTCGAATGGAATGCTATCATACATTGAACCAGTTGGCAAAGCCTTCTGCAAGTATTTAGCTTCCAAGTCTTTCGGACAAAGTGCTTCATTAACTTTAATTTTACCAACAGTTACAGTTCTTTGTGTGAAAGAAGTTGAACCTGATGCGTTAAAACCGCATGATCCACCTGCTTGAAAAACTGCGTCTGTGTCCATGATGTTAATGGTTTCTGCGGATTTTACTCCGACCATTACGTTACCTGCACTCTTAATCAAAGATGCAGTTTTAGCACCCAATACAGATGATGTAACCAAAAGAGCTTCATTCTGCTCTGTATAGGCTGCAAGGGTTGATACGTCAAATGCCATTTTTTTTAATTTTTATTGTTTAAAATTGCGTTACGATATTTATTAAGTCTTTCAAACTTAATGTCTTTTGTTGCTTCGAACTTGAAAGTCTGTGGCATCTCAATCGGATCAGCCTGTGGAACTTTACTCATTTCTTCGATCAGTTCAACCACTTGTGCAAATCCTGTTTTAGATTTACTTTCAAGTGCCTCAATCTTCGCCATCAAAGCAGCGTTAATAATTTCCATGTTAGAAATTTTTGACTGAAATTCAGCAGCCATTTCTTCTATTTTCTTGTCCATTTTCTTTGACTCAACCTCAACATTTTCTTGACTTGGTTCTTCAGCTTTCTCAATCTCAACGATCTTACCTTCAAGGGTTGAAATCTGTGTACCATCTGCCAATTGATGCTCACCATCAGGTGCGTTTGAGCCATCTTCCAATTTTACTTCACCACCTACTTCAAGGGATGAAATCATAACCTTCGTGCCATCTGCAAGGGTATATTCTGCGAAATCAGCAGCTTTAACTTCCTCAACAGGTGCTTCTTCGGGTTTAGGCATATCTTCGAAAAGTGCCTTGATTTTTAGTATTGCTTCTTTAGGATTCATACTTTTATTTTAAATGTGAATAAACAAATTATATTACCACTTAACAGAAGATAAAATTCGCTTTATATCTTCTATCATCTTCTGATCCTTTGATTGTTCTTTCTTATATTCAAAGATACCTTCAACAGAAAAACCCTTCACTTCACCATTCTTGACCTTCTGCCAAACCTCATCATTGTAAACTTTAAAAGAGCCAAACCATGATCCTTCAGGTGCATCTTCAAAACCCTTCATTGGTGGAATGCCACGTTCTTTGTCAGATATAAAGGACTCGAACATAACAATATCTTCAACCTTAAAATCAGGATTATGCTCCAAGTTAACATTAGCTTGATAGCCTTTCTTAAAAAACTTCTGTGCAATTTTGAGAATAGTATCTTTGCTGAAAGTAACATAGTAATCGCCATGAGTATTGTCGCTGCGAAAAATAGGTGTATCAGCCAACATAAGAGCACCGCTGATAATACGCTGATCTTCCGAAACAATTTGAAATACGTGTTTATCTTTAAAAGCATTCCAATTCCTTTGAATCGCAGGTCTGTCAACTAATGCCACGAAGTTCACTTCTGCATCATCTTCGACATCCTCATTTATCATTAATTCGTACAATGGTAATTCCATAAAAATAAATGTTTTGATTTTTAGTAATTATCTACTTAACCAAATTTAGCTTTTTGTTTAATTGCTTCAATTCTTTTCTGACTTGCACTTATATCTGTTTCAACAACGTATGCCCTGATTGCCTGATTTCCGATTGCGTTAATTGATGCCTGATCAATTCTTGTTGTTGCAATATTTGATGTTGGACTTATTGGTGAAGTCGTACTTATTCCTGAAGGTATAGAAGCAGATGCACCACTTCTACTTGGAATAGGTGTTTTAGCAATATTTTTTACTGCACTTAATCCCGATGCAAGTATCGTTGCAACTGATGCAACTTTCTGTATTGTTCCGAAGGGTTCAGGTATTGTTGTTTTATTTGCAAGTACCTCCGTAACACCTGTATATGTATTGATAATTGCCTGTGCTAAACTTAATGCTTTACCTGCTGCCGTATTTTTACCAACTAATTCAGACAACTCACCAAGTGCTATGCCTGTCATATAATAGGCATTCTGTTTTGCCTGTTCACGTGCAATAGTATCTTCAGCTAATTTTTTTTGATCATCATTTTGTTTGATAATATTTGCACTTCTTGTTTTTTGTAATTGATCTTGTCTTTGTTCTTCTTGCTGAAATAAACCTTCGACAGTTTCATCTTCTTCTTTTGCTATACGTTTAGCTTCCTGACTTCTGTTTTCAAGTGATTGCATTTCAAGCCTGAATGCTGCTCTTTGTGCTCCAAGTTCATCTTCACGATATTTTTGTAATCTTGCAGCTTCCTCTTTCTTTTCCTGATCTATTTTTCTTTTTCTTTCTTCTGCTGCTCTTTGTCTTTCTGCTTCAAGTTTTTTATTCTTTTCTACTTCATCATCAACTACTTTTTTATTTGTTTTTTCTACCTTTTTAACTTCCTCATCTTTGAACCCAAGAAACTTTGCTGCTTTGTCTATAATGTTACCAAGAAAATCACCAACAGGTTTCAATGCAGGTATCAGTCTATAAAGTGCTTCCTTTAATTTATCAAAGTTTTGTATAATCAAAGGAATTGCAATAGCCAATAAACCTATTCCTGTTGCAGCAATAGCACCACGAAGTGTACTAAATGCAGTAACAACCTGTGTCTTAATAACTGCTGCAAGTCTTTGAAAATCTTTGACAGAATCTGTTATTGTTGATAACCCTTGTGATAATGCGAGTGCTGATTGTACACGTAACAATTGTTTTTCTACTTCCTTCGATTCAACACCAAATAAACCTATTGCACCTTGCACCGCAGTAAATCCACCTGCAACTGCGGTTAATGCACCACTTAATGCTTGAAACTTTTTACCGGGATCAAATAAATTTGCAGTTTCACTTGCTTCTTGTATAGCATCTTTGAATAACGCTACCTTTTTAGCTGCTGCAACTGCTTCCTTACTATATTCTCCAAATGTAGTTTGTGCTGCAATTAATTCTGCATTTGCTTCTTTTAAGGCTTTCTTTACTTCACCTAAATTTTTAAATGCATTACCGCCAATATTTATCTGTAAATTTAATGTTTCTGCCATTAGAATACTTTTGTTATTACTTTCAATAATTCAATCTTACTTGTCTTATAATCAATACTGTTGTAACCTTCTATTTTGTTTATTCTGAATAGTTGGTTATCAATCATCACTAATTTCCCGAAATTCAAATTCAATACATCAACTGCATTTAATAGTATGTTGCAAGTTAGTAACTTCGAATCCTTATCTGTTATTTCAGCCATATAGTCCGAATAATACGCATTGAATAGATTTGTTGTTGGGTATGTATCAGTAACGAAATATACTTCACGTGGTGCACCGAAATTTATATCATCTGTTGGATCATCAGGATCATTAACATGACCTGCATATCCGTATGATGTTAACGTTGCCTTATCTGTTGCACCATCTTGTATCTTGTATGATGTTTTATTTGTTAATTTCTTTGCTTGTAATACCCTAATCACAAAGTCCATTGGATCAGTCTTTGTATTCTCATTTGATTTTTTGTAAATAGCAGGGTATATTTTATCTTTATTTTCTGCCTGAAATAAAACTGTTGGTGCAAATATTATTTCAGTCGAATCAGTATCTTTAACAAAATCAAATTCAGTATCGTATATGCGATCAGCATAACCTTCGTTGTATTTCTTTCTGTAATTTTCATTGTAATAATCGTTGTCATCTTTATATTTAAAGTGATAGTATCTTGCATTGATTTCACTCATTGGTTTAATACTCATCGGTTGCGATCTGTCAACTTTGTTTGTCCAATCTACAAATGATTCATCATAAAAGTCAATGTATGGTTTAATGTGTATTTTGTTTGTTTCGTATTGATCATCGTAAACATACAGGTTAAACATTTTGCAAATTGATAAAAAGAAATCCCTTTGAAATATGCCTTTAGGTATTGAATTATTTAAAACAATACCTTCTCCATAATTTACAGGTACATCAACACCACCTGCTGCTTCTATTTTTAAGAACCCTGAATCTATACTATATTCAGTTGCAGCACTATAAACATAAACATCAACTGTGTCATTTGTATTTAGTGTTGTTGTGTATTGCAAAGTTGTTGTAAATGTTAATGGTAAATAACTAATTGGGAATATTTGTGTTGCAACATCGCTACTGTTTACACGCAAAGCAACTGTTACATCATAGTAATTACTTCCATCAGATTGCACATTAATAAAATCACCACGCAAATCAAGTGTTATTGTACAACTCAAGGGTGGTGTTCCGTTATATCTGTAAGCATTACCTACCAATGTAAAATCACCTGCGGTTGTAACTGTAAAATCAGGGTAACTATCTGTGTTATATGTTGCAGCATTTGCATCTGCATTAAATGCGTTTGTGCTTGAATTACTCAAAACTGCCTTGTTAGATGGAATGACCATTCTTTTTAACAGGTTCGTATCAAGCAATGGAAAGTTCCATGTATATCCTGAATTTTCGACAATTTTATTAAGATATTCTTTCACATACAAAGCAGGTTTGAATGCCTTAAATTGAAAGTCAGTATTGTTGCTTGTTACGTTTCCGTAATCTATCAAAGGATAAAAAACACCTGATGCGTTTATATTGTCCCATGATGCGGTTATGTTTGCGACTGTCCAATCTTCATCGTATTCTGAAAAGTCCAAATCTTCTAATCGTTTGTTTCCAAGTGCAGACATAAACCCACCAAGATCACCATACACATTGCATTGATATTCGATTGCCTGTCCTGTAATGACCACCTCAAGCAACCTCAATACCCCTTTAAATATCTGAATGCCATCAACAAATATTCTGCAAGGTGCTACCTGCGATGCGTTAAAATTATAATTAACATTCGGCAGGGATATATTTGTGAAATTGCTATTTGCTAAATCGAAAATGTAACCGAATACTTTGTTATTCTGTGCCGATCCTGCAATGTTTATTGTCTTGGAATAGGTAGTGTTTTTACTACCAAAATCTGCTATGTCATCAATAGCGAATGTAAATTCGGTATCAATGTCATTCATCAAATCAAGTTCCTCGTTATTTATGAATATCTGTGTCCTCATCTGAATTGGCTATTTATTACCCTTCCGATTGTTGCAGTTAATTGAATATTGAATGTCTTATTGATGTTATCGTATTTAAACTCATATCCTGTGTCATCAATGGTTGCAGGAAAGTATCCACCATTCTGCTCAATGTAAACCTGTGGACTCGCAATCAGTTGTTGTGCCCAATTAGAATCTTGTTCGCTAATCCAATCACTTATCAAAGTAAGTTTATTGTTATGGCTTATATTAAAGTTTACATTGGTTTCAGAAATCCTATTGTAACTGTCTGCAATCTTTTTGCTTTCACCTATTGTTTGCCATTGCGGTTTCTGATATGTTTGTTTTTCAAAACTTGATGTCCGTTTATTTGCAAGTGCAAACATCATTGTATCTATTCCACCCAAGCGATTGATGAAGTGAACGTTAATTGGTTTAAACTTTGGGTAACATTTAATTCGAACAGTAATCTTACGTGAACTATGTCCTGCCCTGTTAATGTAGAACTTATAACCGTATGAACTGGAACTGATAAGACTTGATCCTGCCCATGTGTTGATTGCTGTTGCTCCAATGTTTATTAAGTTATTTTCGTTTAAAGTTATTGTTGCTGAATGTGAACTTACTGTTGATCCTGCTTCATTTATAACATCGCAATATGCGGTGTAAGTTCCTGTATTCTTTCTAAAGAACGAAACGAATAGTTTGTCATCAAATGTTCCGTTGATTACTGTATCCCTTTCAGTAAGGAAATCATCTTCATATTGACCAAGCGGTGCACCATAATACGTGCTGAATGTCTGCGATCCTGATGCGTAGTAATCAGAAAATAAAGGAAGATAATAGTTTGCTGCCTTGTATGTTCCTGATGCCTGATTGGTTGTAATCACTCCGCTTACTTCCTCACCTGCCTCTATCACATAACTGACCTTGTATTTGTCATTAGATGCGACCAAGATTGAATTACCTGAAGGCTCAAAGTAATTCTGTGCGAATGTCCTGATTACGGGTGCTGCATTATAGAATCCATAACCTGAAACATCAGGGAATAGTTTTACTGTTGTAGCGGTTGATCCGTTTACTATTACTTCAACAACGAATTTAAAGTTAGTTGACCCGCTATTGTTAGAAGTTAACTTAAACCATAAATCATCGTGCATTGGAGTATAATCCAATGGTGCTTCACTTATTACTGCTGCCATTTATTGCTCTTATTTGAATTGTTATTTCTGTATCTAATGCTTCACCGATTGCATCCCTGAAATCCTTATTGAAAACTGTCTTTAATGCTTTATCAATATAGTACGTTGCACGTAATCCATCCCTCTTTATTTTACTTGATATTGCATAAGCCAATCTGCGTTTATTATCCGCATCGGTTAACATTTTCTTTAATCCTTTTCTTTTCTTTTCAAGTGGTGTTGTTGCCTGTGGTACATTAGCCACTTGTTTACGTGCAGTATTTAACCAAGCAAAAATAGATGCTGCCATCTTTCTGTTTGGATATTTATTTTTAAACTTATATACACCTGCATTGGCTTTCTTATTGTTTACACCTTGCACCCCTTTGTTTACGAAGTCATAATACTTCGCTGCCTTCGAACTGATTGGGTAACCAAACTCAATCGTGTACCCATCAGCATCCTGTTTAACAATAGGTGTTGCAATGTCTGCTAATTGTCCTGATGCTATTGCCTTTGCCTTTTGTAGGTTAGCTTTAGCTGCTTTGTTAAATTCAAGGGCATATTGAAACAACAGGTATTCGATTGCATTACCTATTTCAGGATCAGTTTTATACTGACTGCCTAATGATTGTAGGTAACCATTCAATAAAAATTTAGCCTGTTCTTTGTTTATGCTCACACTTATAAATGACTGATTTCGGGTAAAATAACTGAAAACCCCCACGTGGAAACGTAGGGGGAAACGATTGCTATGCTATAAAAACTTATTTCTGATAATCTCTGTATGCCTTCAGGTATGCAAGTGTATTAAGGTATTCGATTGTTGTCATATTCCATGCTTCATCAGCTTTGATATTGTGGAGTCGGGCAGTTTCATATATGGTATAGTGCCATCCATATACTTCAAGAAATCTTGAACCGCTTCGATTTCCTCCGAAGGGATTTTCTTCGACTTCAGTTCCTGTATCAAATAACCCTGCGAAACTTTTATCCAATTCAGATATACACTTAAAAAAAAAACTGCGGAATGGTACACATCAACGAACCTTGCTTCTAACATATCCTGTGCGTATTCCTCGTGTTTGGAAGCATCGTATTTATCACGCTTCCATCCGAAAATTGTTTTCTTCATTGGCAGTACCATTGTGGCTGCGATCTTATGTATGTTGTTTACAAGATCATTCCCGAACACCTTTGATTCAATGTAACGTGCAGCAGGTATATTCCGCACATCGTAGATGCACTCGTATTTCCTGCCATTGACTTGAATGTGCTGAACAGGTTTGCCTTTAATGTCCTCTGATAAAAAGTTTAACTTTGCCTTTTCCTTATTAAAGTCAGCTATTGATAAAGACAGTACTTCATTCTCTGTTAATCCTGTAACAATTGAAACAAGTTTAACTGATTTGTCAATTTCATCTTCAATGCTCAATGCTTTTACAAGCTGCTGATATTGAAAAAGGTTTAAATCCTTCCACTCCATTTACGTTCTATTAGTGAATAAATTGCTACTGCTACAATTGGAAAACAAATGATGATGCTAATTGGAAACCACATCAGATACAACATCCGTTGTATTCTCAATCTGATATATAACCGCTTTGTCCATCGCACCAAATAGCTTTTGGATGACCGATAAACGTGGGTTCTTTCCGTTTTCGATTCTGTTGATTGATACATAACTAATACCTGATTTTTGTGCAAGTTGCTTTTGCGTTAGGTTAAGTTTGATTCTTTCTTCTTTCAATAATTGTCCGATCATATTTCTGATTGTTTAATGACTTCTTTTGTCTTATTGGCTTTGTGTTCCTTTATGAACTCATACCATTGGATTGCTTGATCTTCTTTGCTTGTTCCTGATCCTGTTACATACTGCTCATCAAGTTTTACATAATACCAATGTTCGCCAATGAAGTTTGTTTCTTTAATTAGTTCGATTTTCATAATAGTTGGTTTTTACAAATATAACAAATAATTTAATTGATTTCTTCCTGTCTGAATCTTTTTTCTTCCTTATGTCTTGCATAATAACTATCACCACGTAATTCAGGTTGTTCTTCCTGTATCTTCTGCCTTGACCTTCGGATTGATTCAGGGTTGGATAATTTGCCTTCAGAAAATATTTTCAGGAATTCGAATGCGTTTGCCTTGTCTTTACCCATCGTGGTTAATTCCCTCCACCAAATGTTTGCTATCAATGCCTGATCATTGTCCCTTAAATGATCTTTGTGGATTAGTAAATCAATAATAACTTCTTTGTTATGTAGTTTCATAAGCAATAATTATCTTGAAGTAATCCAATAATGAATGATCCGATAATCAATGCTAAAATTAAGTTTAATATTTCTTTTTTCATAAAATTATATTGGTTTTAAAGGTTCTCCTGTTGTTGGGTTTCCATAGATGCGGATATCATTCTGGTCTATTGTCCTTATTATTCCACTATTATAAATTCTGACAATAAACTGTGGATTTGAATGAATAGAACCTGAAATAATAAATAAAGCAACTCCATATCCTAAAGGAGTTTCTACATCAAATGGGTTTAGAATTTCATGTATAGATTGAATTATCACTTTATTAAATTTTTATTTAGGTAATACTAAATTTAAATTTAATTCTTTTGCAGCATAATTAATATGCTTTTGTGTTGTTTTACTCCAATAACCAAGCTGCTTTAAATCTTGATCTTGAATTTTAGCAACATGAGTTTGATAACTTTTAATAAATGTTTCTCCGTCTACTTCAACGATTGATAGATTTTGTTTGTACTTTCTAAATTGGTTTTTCATAACTTGTTGTTTTTTGTTTTGTCATATTGACATAACAAATATAAACCTTATTTTAATACCACCAAATATTTTTTAAACTTTTTTTTAAAGAAAATTGTACCTGCCTGATCCTGCTTTGAAAGTCATGTTGTGATAGGCAAGGGCAAGTGCCATTACGCAGTCATCGTGAAAGCCTGAAGGTGCAGAATATTTAACCCCTGATGCGGAATATTGGTACTGAAATATCTCTAACTCATTGACAATCAAACCATTAGGATAACCAATTCTACCTGTTTGTATGGCAGTCTGCAACCCTGTCATCAGTTGCTGCTTTGAATTTTGGGTAAATTTTAATCCCTGAATCATCATCCCTGCCCTTTGCAAGTCCTCAAAGATCGGATCACCAACCCCTGTAGAATCGATTATAATAGGCTTTTTAGGCAATTTAAGCACCTCCTGCTTCGTACTGTGCCAATCCCTTTGAAACCTATCGAAGTACGAAACAACCCCATCAGAATCAATTCCTATTATAACTGTCCAATCGTATGACTTCGCCAAGTCAATGCCAAAATACATTGGCTCTTTTGTGCTCATTGGTCGGATGCACTTTCTGATATGTTCTGTTCCGAATGGATTGGCTGCATTTTCCATAGGGTTTGCCATGTACTCCTGCTCGAATACTGCTGCTGGTAATTGGCTTTTGGCATCCTCTATTTCCGCAGGATCAATGTAGGGATTATCGTATGTTGTATATTTGAAACTTTGCCAGTCCTTTTCGCCTGACTTCATGTACAAGCTATAAAAGTAATTCTTACCACGTGGTGTTGATAAGAACATCGCCCATCCTTTGTAATCAGTTAGGGTAGGTCTGATTGAATTTAACCACCCCTGTTCAAGGTTCGGAATGAAAGATGCTTCATCAATAATTACTCCGTTAAACTTTCTGCCTCGCAGGTTGTCTAATCGTTCCCCTGTAAAAAACTCAACCATTCCCCCATTCGGGAAATATATCTTTAAATCTTTTTTCGGATAAGGTAATGCTGATCCTAATTTTTCGTAAAACTGTTTTGCTAATTTGTAGGTAGGTGTTATGTATGCAATCTGTTGACCTTGAATTGCGGACTTTACTAACTTAATCTGACATAACTCTGACTTGCCAAATCTTCGCCCACACATAACAACGATAAACCTTGATTCAGAATTAAGGATAGGCTTTTGGTTGATATGTGCAGCACTAAACTCAATTCTCATAGTATTGTCTTGCCTTCAATGAATACCACTTCGACTTTGTTATCTGTGTTAATATCCATTTGTTCTTTAGGCTTACCATATACCCTTGTCAATAATGTTTCAAGTGAATACAGGCTGCCCTTTTCAAGGCTCTTTCTCATGGCATTGGCTATTGTTTTTTCAAGCACAGTTGCCTTCGGGTTATCCCATACCTGTTTCAGTTCTTCTAAGTCCATAGCCATCATTGCCTGTATGCTATCGTTTATTTCAGATAATTTATATCCTTGCTCCTTTAATAAACTGACATACTTTCTTGGTCTGCCTTCTCTGTTTATTCTTTCAGGATGTGTGTCAAACCCATCCCCCTTTTTTAAATTATCTAACTTGTTTGCCATCGGTTGCTATTCGGTTGTTTTAACATAAGGTTTACCATTCCTTTTGATCTGTAAACTCGGATCAAGTTTGATCATTCTATCTACTATCACTTGACAATACTTTGGATCAAATTCCACTAAATACCCTCTTCTCCCAAGTTGATGTGCTGCAATCATTGTTGTACCTGAACCACCAAACGCATCTGCAACAATATCTCCTTGTTTACTGCTATTACCAATTTGATAAGCAATTAATGGAATTGGTTTCATTGTTGGATGTTCTGTATTTCTGATCGGTCTATCAAATTCAAGAATAGTTGTTTGCTTTCTATCTGAATACCAAGCATGTGCAGCACCTTCTTTCCAACCATATAAACATGGTTCATGTCTCCATTGGTAATCCTGCCTTCCCATTACCATGCTATTTTTCACCCATATAAGACATTGTTTGACCATAATACCTGAATCAGACATAGCCTTTCTGAAATTAGCACCTTCGGAATCGGCATGCCAAACATACCATGATCCTCCTGATTTAGTATAAGATCCAAGTGCAGTATAAAAATCATATAGAAACTGATAAAAATCTCCATCTTTCATACTGTCATTTTGTATCGTCAATTTATCTTTCGTTTTACCCTCGTATGCTACGTTATAAGGTGGATCTGTTACAACAAGATCAGCCAATTCACCATTAAATAATTTTTCAAATGTATCAGTTTGTGTGCTATCTCCACAAATCAATCTGTGTTGCCCGATTTCAAATATATCTCCTAAAACTATATCTGTATTTAATTGATCTGGTATTTCATAATCATCCTCTACTGCTTCATTTTCATCTATTTTAAAATCAGGTATATCCATACCCCATTCCGTTAACTGTATAGCATCCCATTCATTTGCAATCATATCCCAATCCCATTCACCGAACCCAACATTATCTTTAATGATAAATTCTCTTTGTTGTTCTTTTGTTAATTCACTTGCCTTGATAATTGGTATCTCTTTTATTCCTGCTTCTTTACAGGCTTTTAATCTCATATTCCCACCTAATACGATCATATCATCATTAACTACAATCGGTCTTATATTCAGCATCTGTGGGAACTCCTGAATGGATTTAACAAGTTTCTTGAACTTGTCATCTTTAATTACTCGTGGGTTATTCGGGTTAGGTTTTATATCACCTACCTTGACCAAGATAATTTCTTTCTTTCCTATCATGTTTGTTAAATGATTTTTTAGCTTTACCCTTTTTTCTTTCACCAAAGGTAACTTTTATTTTATCACTACTTCCTTTTTTCATATCCTTTGATACATTTTTGCCCATTCAGTTGGGATTGCTAAATCTTTATGTTTACGATAACCTAATGCTAAAAAGAATTCATCCCATTCATTTGGTTGCTTCATGTTGATATGTCCCCATTCTTTATCGTTTGCAGCTTTATGTGGTGTGCTGCTAAATAAAATCCACTTAGGTTGTCCTTGCTCGAATAGTGCTGCGATCTCGTTGTCTGTCATGTGCTCTGCTACTTCTATAAATAGCATAATATCAACATCCTTTAATTTCTTTATTATCTTCAGTTCGGGTATATTTATTTTTAAATAGTCCCTGTGTACTTTAAACTTTTCAATGGCTTCAACTTTCAAACCATAATCCATTGCTGCCTTTGCGTATGCACCTACTCCGCATCCGTAGTCAATAACAGATGATCCGTAGCCATTTAATTGGCTGATTGTATGCTTTGCCAAATCCATAAACTGCGGATTGTCAAGTTTGATTCCATGATCTAACTCGTATTGCAGAAATTCTTTATCAGTAAATTTTTTCATAAATATCAATAAATCTTTTGTGTGTTTGTTTTAACAGTTCAAGGTACTCTTTCTTGTCCCCATACTTTTCATGGCACATCCTGCACACCGCCATTAGGTTTTCGATCTTGTCTTGATCATGTGTGCCACCCATGCCCCTGCTATTAATATGATGAATGTCAACAGCTTTATTACCGCATACTTCACATCCAATAAATTCTTCGATTCCATATCCAAAAAATTTCATGTATATCTTTGTATGCTTTTTCATTTGCTGCCATCCTGTAAAGGCTGACTTACTTCAGGTTCAACCCTTCTGTAATGTTCTGCCCACAATATTTTGGTTAAAGTTATTGATTTATTTATTATCTCTTGTTCACTTGCTTCAGTAAATAGTATGTGCAATACTTCATGTATCACTATCTCTAAATGTTTTTTAGATTTAACCGAAGGATCAATTTCGATCAACCCATCAGAATGTGCAATACCCCATGCTTTCTCTTTACCAAGTTTGCGGTATTTAATTCTAATCTTCGGTTTACTATTTCTAAGCAGCAGCTTCATCTTTCATTTGAAGTAAATCAGGTCTTTCCAATTCAGATACTTCTATTTTATGATTGCCTCGAACCTTTGCAAGTGCCCTTCTGTAAATAGTTTCTTTCACATGAATTTCTTGCAGCTTCTTTACCAAGTACACTTCCTGTTCTTCGATGCTCATTTTGTTTATTTTTTTTGGTATCATTTTTCGGTTTTAGTGTGATATTTATTACAAGTTTTACATTGATACATAACCTTCACAATTCCTGTTGCGGTTGTTCTAACTGTACTCCTTATCAAATCATCGCTACCACATTCAGGACAAGTACCACGATACGCACCAAACAAAACACCATAATGGCTCTTTGCTTCTATGTGCGTATTCAGATGCTTAAAAACCTTTTCCAAAAGTACAACATCATGTTTACAATACTTTACCATTTTTTCCATTGCCACCTTATCATTATCCATCAAGATGCTTTTCCACAAATCAAACTCTGTCTTTATTTTACTTCCGATCCCCAAATAACCTGCAATGTAATTCAGTCTGTTTGAATTAAACTTAAATTTACTTCGTGCTACTTTCAGAGTATCAATCGTTGTGTACTTTGGAAACATTTCTATTCCATGAAACAGGCATCGTGTTCTTATCCATGCCAAATCGAACTTGTCCCCATTGTGCCCCACCATTTCCGTTGCCTGATTTGCTACCTGAATAAATTCTTGCAGCATTTTTTTGTCAGATTGCTTTCTGTCCCAAGTCAATCCATAAACTTCCTTTTCATCTTCCCACTTGTAACAAATACAAATAATTGATCTTTCCTTTATTATGTTGGAATAATCAATGTTCTTTTTATATCCTGCTTCCCAAAACAATCCGATATTCGGACTTGTTTCGATGTCGAAAAATAACCGCCTTCTTTTTGTCATTTATAAGGACTGTATTTTGTCTTGCCATTCTCTTTTATGGCTCTCAAAACTTGTTTCCTCTGATTACTGTCTGCTCTGTAACTTACATGAACCCAATCAGGATTATGTTCGTTGCCAAATTCCCAAATCAATTGATCGAATGGTAATCTTTCTTTTATAAAGTTGAAGATTTCTTTGTTTGAAAGTGCAGTCCCATCCATGTCAATATCCAATGCTTCACCTGTACTGTGTTGTGAACGTGTTGCACCACCGATTGCTGCGTTTAATGTTTGTGATCTGTAACCACTACTTATACGTATAGGCTGCCTGAAATTTGCACGTATTGGCTCGAATACCTTTTCAGCTATCAGCTTCAGGTTTTTAATGTGTTCTTCTGTTGGCATATTGGAAATGCCCCTGCGTTTGGCAGATTCAGAACGAATCACTTCCGACAATTCAAGATGTTCAGACAGTTTCATTTTTCTTAAATATCTTTTCAGCAGTTGTAAATCCTAAAGCAGCAGCAGCAATTCCACCCAATGTATAAACAAGTGCATCAGTTGGATTATGAATAACCTTTATACAAAGGGCAATTGTACAGGCAAAACCGCACAGTCTTTTCATACTTAACCTATCATTGTTCTCTGTAAAAAATTGCTTCATTTCTTTTTTCCCTCTTTTATTTTATATAAGTTGTAAACTATTGTAGTAAGTCCCACTCCTATTGTTACTAAATTACCAATATCACTAACTGTTATATCTGCAAATATTTTTGCAATAATTGTAGCAAAGCACATTGCCAAACTGTTCTTGTCCATTTTTAACTATTTTGAAATTTTGGATGATCTTTAGGCAGTAAATCATAATCTGATGTATATTTAGGATTGTCAGGTCTGCCATTTTTTAATAAATATAAAAAAGCATTTACCCTTGCAAATGCCCATTGTTCTGCTGATCTAACTTTTGGAGAATGCGATGTATTATATGCACCTAATCCTCTTTGGAATACAGATTTTAATGCACCTAATGTAGCTTTTCCATATTTAGTATTACTTTCCTTTTCATTAAAGTCATTTACTTTATTTTGTAATGTTTTTTCTTGTTCCTCTGAAACCTTTGCCCCTCTTTTGCCTGATGCATCTCCTTTGGCTGAACCTTCACCTTGCGGATTTTTATTTGGTGTATCGGATTTAGGTGCTTTAGGTGAACTCTTTATGCCTCCCCTTTCTCCAACCTCTGCAAATTTTTCATTATCTATTTGCTCAAGTTTTCTTTGTGCCCATGCTATACCTTCATCACCACCCCATGCCAACCACATTAATGCTCCACAATCCTTTTTTGGATCACCTTTTGAATTTTGTCTGTGTCTTTCGAATGCAGACATTCTTGCAATGGTTTCCCTTGTAATATTTTCACCATTTGCAAGTTGATTTGCCCTTGCCCACCCCACAGGTGTTCCGCAACTGCTTCCGTATTGATCTCTGATGTTTATTGCTCTTTGTGCATTTACCCTTGCTGCCTGTGGGTAATCATTGTAACTGTCTGCCATTGCAACCCTAATGGCTGCCCATGCCTTTTGTGCCTTTTCTTCTGTATCGTATATGCACGATCCGTTGCCTATTCTGTATTTTCCGTTACTGCATTTGATGACTGGCATTGAATCAATTTATTATAAATGTCAAATCTTTTATTATTTATCTCTTTAAAATTGTAATGTGTTTGACAATATTCAAATAGCTTCTGTCCTGACTCAATCCGCATCTGTGGATCGTTTACTAAATCCTTTATGTGCTTATACCAATCAGATTGTTTTTTAACATAATGTACAGGTAAGTTTAAATAAGGATCAACATTTGATACCACCGCAGGATTTTTTTTGGCAGCGGTTTCCAACACCTTTAAATTTGATTTCATTGCATTGAACTTTGAATCAACCAATGGGATCAAACTTATATCAGAATCTGCATAAGCTGCCATGTATTTTGTTGTGTCCGTATATCTGTAAATTTTGTAGTTAGTTTTTAATCCGTTAGTAAACCAATGGCACATGTGATTCCAAATATGTCCTTCCCCATCATTGTAACCTGCAATGACTGTTTGCACAGGAAGTTGAGATATTCGCTTCATAGGGTTTTCAAGTATCTTCATGTCAGGTACGTGTGTTCCGCTACCTGCCCAAAACAATCTGATCTTATCGGATTGGACTTTATTGTCCAAAAATTGTTCTTGCCCATAAGGCAAAGCATTCGGCAGAATCTCCACGTTCTTATTGTACTTGTAAATTTCATCAGCCAACCTTTCATGTGTGCAAGTATTTAGATCAGCTTCCCTGATGTAATCAATAATTTTATCTGTGATTCCGTTTTGTTTGTATCGTTCAAATAATACATGACTTGGATCAAGTTGCCAATAGTCATCATTGTCAACCACTAATTTGAATCCATGTTGCTTTTTCCAATCTTTTACATTCTGCAAAGACACACCTACCAAAAATCTGTTCATTAGAAATATGTCATACTTTTTCTCGAATGTTTCAGGTGATAACATATCTGTGATCATGGCATAATCTTTCTTCATGTGTGCAATAGGCATTATAATCCTGTGATAGCCTACACCTGATTGCGGTGATGTGATTGCAAGTATGTTCATTTTTTAGGTCTGCCTCTTTTTTTAATTGTTAATTGATGTGTCAGCTGCTGCACTTCTTCCTGTGGTAAACTGAAATAATATTTGTACAATCTGTAAATCATATCCATTACGCAACTACTACACCACGCAGTTAATTGAAATTGAGCATCGACATTTTCTCTGTAAATGTGCTGATACATATTCAGAATGTTCATGTCTATGTTTCTGACATATCCATTCTCAACTGTATGCCAATTGCCGATATGTTCTTCAAGATAATCTTTGTGTTCTGTTTTCATACATTTCTTTTTCTTTTAATATTTCAATCTTAACCAATTCAACACAGTTATGTAAAAACTTTTCATAAGCATCATCCTTGATGTCTTTTGTGTTTTCATAAGCAGCTAAAATGAATGAAAACATTTCTTTTACTTCTGATTTTTTCATTGCCTAATCTTTTTCTTTAGTTCTTTTTTAGTTTGCTTTAATGTTCTAATCAGGCTCATGTATGGTATGCCTGTTTGTCTGCTTAATTCTTTTGCGTTCTTGTTAAAGTCAAAGGTGTAGAGAAGAAGTATTTCCTTTTGATACCAATACAATCCTTCGATGTATTCCATTACTTCGATCTGCTCATACTGTTCATCAGGCTTTTCTGTTATGTTATATTCCTCGAAGTTTCGGTAGTTTTTATAAAACTTATTTTTCGATGATTGCACTAAGTTTAACATGATCCGTACAATGTAAAATTTCAGCTGCTTTTTATCATATAAATCAATAAGTTTACTTTCATCAATCTCGCATATTATCAGGAACAGTTCACTCTTTAAATCTTCCTGCATTTCAACAGGCTTCATGTTTGAAAGTGCTTGGTTTAAATCAGGTGATGACCACAGTTCGGCTATTATCCCATTTCTGTCCATGCTATCAGTTTTGGGTTTTTACCTTCCTGTGTGCAGATGTATGCTTCACCTCCGCATTTTGTTACATCATCTAATCTTTTAATTTGTTCATCACTAAGTTTATCACCTATCTTTTTAACTTCAACCGCAACGTAAATTCCCTTTGAATTATAACCTTGTAAATCTGCCCACCCTTTTTCTACTGTTCCTTTTCTTCTACGAACAGGAATATTGTTCACTCTGTTCAGCCTTATTTTTTTTGTGGCAAGATATTCCTTTGCCCATCTTGTCAGTTCGTTTGCTGACAATTCCCTTGAAAATTTCAGGTTTGAACCTGCAATGTGGGCATTCTGTTTGACCTCTTTTGCCATTATGTTCCGTTACTGTGTAGTGCCTTGCACAAAGTTTACATTTCATAAAATTACATTAAAGTTTTGAAATATTCAGCAACTGCCATTCTGCGACAATTTAATTCCATCTGTTCATCATCTTCAAGAATCTCTTTCATTTGCTTTTTCTCCTGATGATCCGCATATCTGAACTTTTGTTTTATAGCTTCTTCTGTTCTTTGCAGAGTGCCTTCGAAGTCATAAACCAATCCACGTTTATGAATAATTTTAAAGCACCGCAATCCCATAAAAATATGTTCCCAATCTTTATTTCGTTTGTAGATTTCAAATGAATCTTTCAGAATTTCATCTTCATCAACTTCGGTGGGTGCGATCTGTTTAGTTTCAGGTATGTATTCAGGTTGATAGTTTGCACGTGCCCATCTTGCATACGATCCAAGCATCCTTGTCAGATAAAGGACTGAAAAGTTTTGAAATGTTTCTGATACTTCATCCAATTTGTTTTTAGCACATAGTTCAAATGCAAGATTAAATTCACCGATTGGTAGATTAGGATAATCAGCTTTCATCATCGTTGACATATAACTTAATTCAAAATCAGATGGAATACGATCACCCTTCACACCAAGTAAAACCAATCCTTTACCTATTATTTTCAATATATCCTGTGAATCCGAATCCATCATTTTTGGACTGTTCTTCGCTTTTAAGAGCAGCTGCGACTCTGCTGAATGTTTCTTCATACATTTCTATTTTAGTTGGTTTTTTAAAGTTATTGTTAAAGTTCGAATTATTTATCCAAACCGCTAACATTTTTTGTTTCCAATTTTTTACAGGTTTACCTTTTGAATCATGCCAATCGGCAACCTCGTAATAATCAAATGCCTGTTTGGCTTTCTGTATTGTACTGCCTTTCTCTAAAAAATAATCTTCAACTTCTGAAAGTGTTGGCTTTTGTATTCTATTAGTCTTTTGTATAATATTAGTCTTTTGTAATACATTAGTCTTTAGTATAGGATCACTTTCACCGAACTCGGTAAAACCCGAACTCGGTAAATCCCGAACTCGGTTATTTTCCATTTCGGCAGGTATATCATAAACAACATGATTCCAACCTATAAACCTACCTGTTTTCGGATCGTGTACCTTTACACTCAAAATGTAACCATTCTTTTGCAGGTTTCTGAATGCCTTATCTATTGAGCCTTTTTTGTCGGGTAAACTATTGTATAAATTCTGCTTATAAATAACCCAATCAGAAGGTAAACTTAAAAGAAAAGTTAACAATCCTTTCTCATCCAAACTTAATTCCCTGCACTTGATCACATCGTTTGGCAGGGTAGTAAACCTTTCTGTTGTCCTGCTTTTAATTATCTGTCCTGTATTCATAAATAAAAAACCCTAACGGGATTGGAAGTGGCTTTTCCGCACCCATTAGGATCATTAATGTTTTTAATAAATGATGAAGCCACCACCATTTTCACAAAGATACTAAATAACCTGCAATTTTGATTCGATTAATATTTTAGCCTGATTGTATTTTTCAGCAAAATCCTCATCTGTATCAATTAAATTTTTACAGGTTCTGATCGAATGTAGGATTGTTGTATGATGACCATTTGATGCCATCGTTTCGCCTATCTCTTTCAGAGTTAAATCTGTGTACTGCCTAAGCATATAAATCGCACAATGCCTTGCATCTACTACCCTTCGCCTTCGTGTATATTCCATGCAGTCAGTATTAAATACTTCATTAACTGCAAAGATTATTTCTTCAGCAGGTCTGCGTTTGTGCCTTGATACTCTTTCAATAACAGGAAACTGATCCAATAGCTTTTCAAGTTTACCAATCATTTCGTAGTGATCCTTGATGATAGATTGGATAAAATTTCTCGTAAGTGCTTTAGTTGGTTCGGTCTGTTTCAAAATGGTAAATCGTTTTTAGCTTTTTCATAAATAGTGAATTGTTCGTTCCCGAACTTGTCTTTCTTCTGACTTAAAAAGCAAACGAACTTTTTATATTCTTCGCCTTCTTTGATTGCAAGTTCTAAAAATTCGCCTTTCTTTCCTTGTTTTTTTGTCAGGTAAATTCCCTTAGCGAAGTTCGGTTTCTGTGAGTTCTGTTCCATCTGTTATTTGATTTAAAAATTTAGCTTCCTTTGTTGGGTTCTCATCCCATTGATTTAATATACTTAACATTTCTGAATATCTATCGTTTGAATACCAAATGTGATGATAAATTTTCGCCATAATAAGCATTCGTTCTTGTGGTGGTAATAGTTGATAATCGTTCATAAGATTGACATTTTCGCTTTTTCAAATGAAATTAATGTACGGATCGCATCTATCTGATGCACAGATGCAGCACAAGCCTTTTCAAATCCTGTTTTTAGCCTGTTCCAATCCTTTGCCTTTGCCTTGATCATCATGTTGAATGTTGATGCAGAAAACTTATCTAACAGTTCCAAGTTCACCTTGCATTCTATATCCACAACTTCATCAATCTTGTATTGGCATTCAGTCATGTATAATCCTGCACGTGTCATCAGAACAGATAAGTTGTTTAATCTTTCAATCAAATCTTCAGGTTCTTTTGGCAATGGCTGCTCAAGGTATTTTAGCATCCGTTGGTAATGATCATTGTACTTCTCTAACATTCTTCATTCTTTTTTTGATGTCTGTTTGTGAATAGTTTAAACCCATTGCAATCCTGTCTTTATCTTCTATCTGATTAGCTTGTAAGTTCAACAATGCCTTTTCATAATCAGCCTGTTTTACAAGTGCACCGATCCTGATTGCAAGTTGCTCTTTCTGTCTTTCTTCGTAGGTTGTATTTTCTAACAGGGTTAGCAAGTACAATCTGTTTTCTTCACCTACTTCATCAATAGCAGTTCTGTTGATAGCTTTTTCAACTTCATCTGCCGATGCAATTCCCCCATCAATACCGATGTTTGCCATTGCACAGGCTCTGCCAACTGCTGATGTTTCTGCATTCTCCAATGCGGATGTGTGGTTTACTTCCTTGTAATTGTCTGATTCGATTTCCTGTGCGTGTCCTGTGTAAATGTAATCCCGATCTGCTCCGCTAATTGTTAGCTTTGCTTTGACTACCCACATTCGCCTTTCAGCGAAATATTGATAGTCTGTTTCGATACAATACTCGTAGTGTTCATTGAGCCATTTGATTCTTTCGTGGACAGGTACGTAATCCTTTCCTTTGATTTTTACTGTGTTCATAATAGTGGTTTATTTGTTTAAGTTATAATTAATTGCCCATTTTGCACCTGTAAAAAATATATCTGATAAATCTATTTCAGTTAATTCTCTATTAAATTTGATTCTGATAGTATCTTCTGAATGATCTAATTTAATTATTTGAAATTGATCTCTAAATTGATTTTCAAAGTATTCAAGTGTTGATATTGGTATTAATAAACTATTCATGTTCATAGATTTCGTTTTGTAAAATAATTGCAAGTGAATCCAATGCACCTTCAGACATTACCTTCAGGTAATGATGAAAGGGTAACTGCCCTTTGTCATGGTTCACAAACCACCCGATTGGAGTTTTGTAAACATCTGCGATGTCATTTTTGTAAATAAAATTTCGAAGTTCTTTTTCTGTCAGGAATACATTCAAGTAATCCCCTGCGATAAACTGATAAACATCGCTTTTGATGTGTTGTAAAGTCATAATAATTGGTTTAAGACTCAAATATATAACTTTATTTTAAATCAGAAAAATATTTTTGGCATGAAACATTCAGAAAAATTCATGCAATTGTCATGTTTATTGTGCAAAAAACTGGACATTAATTCGGAATTATGCCGATTTTGTAACAAATTTCTATCATTATTTGTTACAAGATTGAGCCGATTAGGATATTTATTCGGCTCATTACAGATATTTATGGCTCAATAACGTGTTATTTATCGCCCATTTTGGTGCATTTTTGGTCGATATAAGTCACAATTCTTCTAAAAAGTGTGACATATTGCACAAAGTTGGCGGTGTGGGACTCGAACCCACATCCCACAAAACGTGAATGCTACCCTTAGATCATTTTGATTTGCACTAACCGCCTACAAAAAAAATTCCCCCTGCACTTACAAGGGGAACTTTAACCAACTATTACGAATTGCAAAGATAACTCCTAATCCTGATACAAGTAACCAAAACCACAGTTTAAACTTTTTGACATTTTGAAATTTTGTTTCAACATTATTTAACTTTTTCTTTAATTTATCCATCTCTTTCAGATGTGCTGCTTCATGGTTTTGATAGTCATTACGTAGTGTTTCTATCTCCTTTTGATGACTCATCCGCATAGATTCAATTTTAGCGGTATTCTCCTGCGTTTTAATGACCTCTTTTGTAAAAGTAATGGTCTTGCTTGGTGGACATGGAACTGCCAAAATAGTGTCCTTAAAATACATCAGGATCGTGTCAGGTTTTAATTCGATTGTATCAACAATCAATACCTCTTTAACACTTTCTTTAATCGGGTATTTTTCAGCACAGGTTTCTGCAAGTTTTCTTTCAGAAAGACATCCTGTCAGAAATAAACTAAAGATCAATAGCTTCTTCATTCTCAATAAAGTTTACTCCGTTAAGCCATCCCTTCAAATACGTGTGAAATTCTAACCCTTCAGGATTCATTACCTCAATAGGTTTAAATTCAAATTCTTGGTTAATCAGTTCATTTGCTGCTTCATTCAGCTTTTTTAACCCTTCCTTATTAAACTTGTATTCACCTTTTTCATCCAAGATAAGGTTGTTATCTTTATCAACTGAAGCATGATCAAGTCGAATTTCTTGCAGTTTTTCAGCATAAACATCATAATGCTTCTTTAACTGTTCGTGAATCTTTAAAAGTTTCTTTTGTGTTTTAGTCTTTTGATCGCCAATATTGGCAACAAGTAAAGACATTGTCAGGATTAAATCTTTGTATTGCATAAAGTTTTTTTCAAATATACTACCATTTTTTGATTGGACAGGCAGGAACTCTTGGTGAAAATATCTTTTTCTTTAATATGCACCCACAAAGATTGCAGGTTTCACCATAGAAATTATCCTGTATGTATTCACAACTCTTGCAAATTTCATACCGAATTTTGGCACGTTCAAGTTGTCCTTCTGTTGGGTTCATTGATATTGCCCAAGCAGAAACGATTTCTTTTATTTTATTCATAATTAATAAGGATCACCACCGCAAGGATCACCGCATTCAACACAACCTGAACAATCATCTTCACTATTACAACGTAAAGCAGTTCCACCTGATCCGCAAATATCTATCTGTGCAAATGCAGTATTAATTGTTGGTATTACATTTGAACAAACTCTGATAAAATCACCATTACCAAATACAGATGTTGTTACAGGTGTATCTGAATTGCATGGTGTAAAGGTAACTGTTCTTGTAACAGTATCATCATTCTGAACTCTCCAACACCAACAACCTTTCTGAAGGTTTGATTTAACAATAAGTTGATTATTTGATTTGTTAGCAAAGGCAGGATATAATGTATTAACCCATACGTGTGTATCTACATCAGATTTTGTTACCTGTTCTGCACTTGTTGTTATTGCTGATTTAAGCAAAAACACACCTGTATCAACCGCATCTTTTAAATCTGTAAATGAAACTGTTTGATTTGATGATCTACCTGACCAACTCATTTAATTTATTTTTAAGTTGTTTAATTTCAGTTTCAAGTGCTGCGATTTTTGCAGTATGCACTTGCCTATATGACAAATCTAAATATCCATCTTCTCTTAAAGTTACTGCACTTGGTATAATTCCTTGTATTTCTTGTGCTATATATCCAACCTCTATTTGTCCAAATTTTTCATAAATTTTTGCTGATACATTTAAAATATCAGAAGAATTAAAATTCTCAATATTTGTTTTTAACCTTCTATCAGAAGATTCAAAATATCCTCCTGCAACAACTGCATTACCTGCTACTGTTAAAACAAATACGTCATTACCATAAGTTGATGAATAAATATGATAAGACGATGTAGCTCCTAATCCTGCCGAAGTCCTAATGCCTGTGTACCAATTCCCTGCAGTTGGATTGTAATATCTCGTCATTGCTTCAGCATAACCACTACTTATATACAAATATTGATTACTACTGCCATTCAATATTAATGGGGTTTGACTACTACTTGTTATTGTAGTTTGACCACTCAATTGTGTACTTCCATTGACTTGCAATCTATCACCTGAATCTGCAGTTCCATTTATTATTACATTTGCTCCATCACGTTGTAAATATAATGGTCTTGTTGTTCCTGCATTATTTCTTGCTTGTATAACTGCACCACTTCCTGCTTGACCTCCAATCCTTAATTCACCACTTGCTCCACCTATAATTGTATGCCATACATCACTATTGTTATAAACATGGAGATTTGCCTGTGGGTCAATTCCATTAATACCTACAAATCCATTAGATTTTTTTATAAAAATAGAAGCACCTGTTGAACCAACTTGAATATTACTATTTATATAAAGGCTTCCTTTATTTGTCACAGCACCTTCACATCCAATTTCTATTTTGGTAGTACCTGCTTGAGCAAAATTTAAATACGCATAAGCAGATGCTGCATTAATTGTTAGGGCAGCATTACCTGCTGCTCCGTCTATTAATAAAGACTGTGTTGTTCCTCCATAACTGGCTGCTTCTAAAGATATAGTCTTTCTGCTTGCAATAGTCTGCGTTGTGTCTGTTGTTACATATGTATTTGAATCAACACTACCATCAGCCTTTAAAAATTGAGATGATGTACCATTATATTTAACAAATGATTTTGCTAATATTTCTCCATCTGCTAAACATATATATGCTTGTAAACTATTTGCACCAACAAAACCTATGCTATTTGCTTTCAATGTAGGTTGTCCTGCAACAACTAAATTACTATCGATATTTCTATGATAAATACCCCATTCTGTACTCGCACTATCTAAATATATCCAATTATCTTCTGCATTTGTTAATGAACGTATTGGAGCATCTGTTGCAGGATTTCCTATATTACCACGATATGTTGTTTTTGCAGTTCTTGCTCTTAATGTACCTGTTGTATCAAAATTAGTTGTTAAAGCACTAATATCACTTAATACTTGTGCAGCAGTTCTTGATTTTATAGTTCCACTATCAGAAACTAAAAATGCAGTTGCAGCAGTACTAAGTGCTGATATACTTGCTTTAATGCTACCTGCTACAATTGCATTACCTGCAGTCGTTAAAGCAAAAACATCATCTCCAAGTGTAGTTGAAAAAATATGATATGATGCAGTATCGGCAATACCTGCAGAAGTCCTGATACCTGTATACCAACTACCTGCGGTAGGATTTTGGTATCGTGTCATAGCTTCAAAAGCACCACTATTTATATGTAAATATTGATTGCTACTACCATTTAACAATAATGGATGGCTATCACTTGTAGTAATTGTTGTTTTACCATTTATTTGTAATGTAGAGCTAAATGTGGCTGCTTGTGATGAATTAATTGTTAATGCAGTTACATTATTTGTTGCTAAATACATTGAATTAGCACCTTCAGCATGAAGTGTTAATCCACCACTTTGATTACTAAATACATACATTCCGTTTGCTCTGTATTGACCTGTTGATGTAAAATTACCTCCAAATAAACCAATACCTGCACCCAAATCAGTTGCATTATTTGCTAAAGTAAATGTACTTACAGCACCTGTTCCTGTACTTGTATTTCTATTTCTGATGCCTGTATGTGCATTAACAGATTGTGATACATCCAAAGGATATGTGGGGTCTATATTTAAAATACCAACATACCCATTCGACTTCTTTATGTATATAGAAGCACCTGTTTCTCCTGTTTGTATATTACTATTTATATATAAACTACCATTACCAGATGTTCCGACTATACCAATCTCAAACTTACCAACACCATTTTGTGAAAATGTTTGATAAGCATATCCTGTTGTTACTGAATTTATTGTCAATGCACCATCACCTGCTGCTCCATCTATTAATAAAGACTGTGTTGTTCCGCCATAGGAAGCAGCTTGATAAGATATTGTTTTTCTTGATGTAATAGTTTGTGTTGTATCTGTAGTTACATAATTTCCTGATGCTTGTTTTCCATTTATCTGCGTCTGTATCGCACTTGTAACACCTTTCACATAGCTTAACTCGGTTAATGAAGGATATGTTGCTAATGCCAATGATGCAATACTTGTCGCACTATTCCAATAGGCTATTGTGTTAATTGTTCCGCTAAGTGCATTTTGTTTGTCATTAAACGTTGTCCAATCCGCACTACTTAAAGCACCCCTATTTGTTGCACTTGCAGTTGGTATGTTAAAAGTATGTGTGCTTCCTGATGAACTTATATTAAAATCTGTTCCACTTGTTCCTGTTGCAAAAGTTTGTGTTGCATTTGTAATGCCATTTAAACTGTTTAAGAATGTCGGTGTCCAATTATACCATTTTGAAGTTGTACCATTAAAACGAAGTAATTGTGTATCTGTCGGTGAAGCAGCAGAAACATCAGCCAAATCATCAAGGACAAGGCTAACAATTCCTGTGTAACCATTTACAGAAACAACCGCATCTGTATTATCTACCTTTCTCCAAACTGTTCCATCAAATATAGCCCAATCACCCATCTGCCAATCAGTAATCCCATCAAGATTTGTAGTTCCTGCGGTTGATACGATATAGTAATAACCTTTTATTCCTACACTTGAAGTTAAAGTTGGTGTATTTGTAGAAGCATTCCAAGTTGATTGAAATATTGATCCACCGATTAATCCATTGATCTGATTCTGTACCTTTCCAAATGCGTTTAATATATTATCAGAAGCAGTAATTGCACCTCCTGTAATATTCATTCCACTCAATACTGTTGCACGAACACGTGGTTCAGTAAAGTAAATAGCACCATTTTCAGGAACTACCGATGTGTCAAGTGTTTGGAAAGATTTATCACCTCTAAAATATTGCAAAGAAGTTCCTGCGGTAATTGCAGGTTCACCACCAAGTCCTGCAAGTGTATAAGTTGGAACATTTAAAACATTGCTTGTCAATGTTGCTGATCCTGAACTTCCTGTAACTGTTAAGCTATCTAACCTTTTTGTGTATGCGGTGTCCCATTGTGTTTGCTTTGCATTCGTAGGTAAAGAATACCCTGATGCAAATTTTATGTCAACTGTTCCTGATGATGTGATAGGAACTCCACTAACCTCGAATCCTGTTGGCACAGTTGCATTTACACTCGTAACTGTTCCTACATATTGATCATTTGATGTAATTGTAAAGTTTGGATATGTACCTGAAGTTGTTGTAGTTCCTGCACCTGTTAAACTTACAACCTGATCGGGTGCGGTATTTGTTATTGTAATCGTTCCTGATCCTGTTACAGGACTGCCACCGATGCTTATTCCTGTACCGCCTGAAGCAGCTACGTTTGTAACTGTTCCGACATTATATGTACGATCTGCACTTAAATCTTGTGCAGTTCCGTTGATTGTTATTATTCTTGATTGTGGTACAGGTGTGTAACCTAAATTTTCTTCAATGGTTTTAGCTTCCCACAATCCTGTTGTTGAATTGTAGAAAATACCATCTTTATTTGTTTTGTTGGTTGCTGATACATCATGTATCTCATCAAGTTCATAGCCATTCTGTATCTTAACCTCAATTTCTCCCTGTGTTGGATGTGCTCTGTTTACAATACCAACATAAACTAAATGGTTTGGTGCGTATTGTTTAGTTGTTGTATATCCACCTGCAACAGTTGGACTTAAATATAATTGTGTTCCTTCCGCTATTCCTTGTGTATCAAGTCCTGTTAATTTACCTGCAATTACAATATAACCATTGTTGTTATTTGTAATATCACTCTGTACAAATCCAAATGTTTGAGCAGAAGTTGGATCACTTGTTGCAATTGCCTTTGTTACTGTTGGCAAATTACCATGTGCCCCATTTATATAAACGATTGTGCCTTTTGTAAGTGTTGCACCTGTTTGATTATAAACCTCTGAAATTAAACGAAGTGCTTCCTGACTTATACTTGGGAAAGTTGCCAATGATCCATCACCACGAACATACTGTGCAGTTGTTCCTGAACCTGTAACTGTGATTGTTCCGTTACTTGTCAAAGGTGATCCGCTAACTGTAAAAGCTGAAGGCATTGCAAGTCCGACAGAAGTCAAACCTGAAGCATCAGCAGCATTAACCCATGCAGTTCCATTGTATTTTAAAACCTGACCATTTGATGCGGATGTAATTGTAACATCACCCATCTGTCCAATATTATAATCCCCTTCAGTTGCAACTATATCACCTGTTCTTCCAAATACACTTGTTACAGGTGCAGTATCAAAGTCTGACCAAGATGCGGTTATTGTTCCACCATCTTGCTGATTAAGGGTTAAAGTTTTTGTTGTAGTTCCTGAAACTTCTGCACTTGTAATTTTGTCATTGTATGCAGAATCCCACTCTGTTTGCTTTGTAGAAGTAACATAATTAGGTATGTTCAATGTCGCACCAACCAATGTTGCAACACCTGTTGTTCCTGTTGTGGTTAAAGTAATGTTATTCTGCTTTGCATTTAAAGCATTCTGAAGATCAGTTTGATTTGATAGTGTGCCTGTAATTGAACCCCATGCAGCAGGAATAGTTCCTGCGTTTACATCTATTGTTACAACTTGCTCACCTGAAACAACCTGCGTGGTGGACTGACTAACTAAATTAATATTTGTAATCTGATCACCTGCATTTATTTCGACTATCTGTTCTGTTGAATTAATGTTTGTACTCATTATGTGGTAATGTCATCTGTTACATAAAATTCACCCCAAAGGTATGTCTTAACTACTCCACTACTAAATGTTACTTGCAAGTCATATTTATAATCGCCCTGATCTAAACTAATGACTTTATTTATGATGATACTGTTGTTACTTGCACCGCCAACAGTTATGCCATCGCCTTCTGTAAGTGTTGCAACTACTGTTCCGTTGCATCCGCTTACGATCTGTATTTTTACATCAGCAGTTGATAGGTTAATAGGTGTACTGTCAAGCGTTAATGTGAACGTTTGCTGCCATGAATCACCTTTCCAAATCTGAATATCTAATTGTGCAGGTCTAAAATCACTCATAATTTATGGAATTTGACATCTGTTATTTAATGAATCTAAAGTAAGTGAAACATCAGCACGAACACCTGCAAGGTAATCGGGATCAGCTTCACGAAAATAAGTTATTGGTATGTTGATACCTGTTTCCCAATCATTTGAATTATTGCGTATTTCAGCAATTATATCTTGCATGATTAAGTTAGTATCAGATAAAACTTCAAGTGCATCTGTTTCTACCAAATGCCTATCCATTATATATATGTTTAAATTATATTGAATTTGCTTTTCTGAAATAGCTGCATCTCCTAAATCAAAAAACATTGCAGGATAAATAATATCCTGATCATCAAGTTTTTCTACGAACTCCCCGAACAGAACTGTGTTTAGTTGCGGATGACTCGTTCCGAATCCCTTGATTTGTGTTATTATTTGATTTAGTGTTAAACTCATTTTTTTTCAGATATAGTTTTAGCTTTTCTTGATTTTTTAAGTTAGCTTGTTTACTCATTCAGGGCAGCATTTTGGGTTATTACCTTGATATAATTCCTTAAATGTTCTTTCACCTTTGCAACAGTAATCATCACCAAGCCAAATGGATGCCCTGTAAGCATCGTTGTCAGGTTGGATCGCATCAATACCTGCACCGAAGTTCAAGTACAATGGATATAATGTCTGATTCTGTTTCAAATATTTAATCAATCTCTGCTTATAAAACTCTGCACGTGCCCTGTAACGATTCGCAATATCAATCAAATCTTGCATTGATGGCATATCTGTATTATCAGATGATTTACGCACCAAGCCTTTATTGTAAAATTGAAAACTCAATCCCTGTGGAAGTTCACTTAAAACATAGTTTACAAGTGTATCAGCAATGTAATCATCAAGCAAACTCTTTTCATCGCAGGTTAGATTATTGCATGAAATTCCATCTTGTAAACGATTATACAAAGCTGAACCAAGTGCAGGGAGTATGTACATATCCTGCGAAGTTTTGATTTCAGGCTTTATCAACTTCTCATCTACGTTATAATGTAAACCTGATCTTTCCTTGATAGTATCAGATGATATGAATAATATGTTTAAACTCATTTTATTTTCTTGTTACTACGTTAGCTTTCCATTGATGTCTGCAAAAATGTCTGTGCTTATTTGTATTTGGTATTGTGTACCAACCTCCACCTCTACTAAATACATCATATCCAAGTCTTGCACTCATCGCTTCTATTTCACTTCTGCTATACATTTTATCTGTTGTTACAAAGTATTTGCAGAACTCCCTTGATGTACCTAAATCTGAAACATCAAACCCCTGCCTCCACTCGTATGAATACCTTATCAGAAATTCAGTTGTTTTCGGCTTCATTGATTCAACGATTTCTGAAATTGGTGCAGTCAATTTACGTTCAATGATTATTGATTTATCATCTCCTTTACCAATAGATGTTTCAGTTGATTTTAAATATCCTTTTTCTTCAAGTATTCCGATGACACGCTTTACCGCACCCACATCTTCCTTTAATACTTCTGCAATAACTTCAGGTGTAATCCTTTTATCTTTAGTAATCAGATCAAGTATATTTGATTGCAACTGTGTTACATCTTCGAACAATTGTGTTTCCTGAAAGTATGCACGTTGTTTATATACGTTAAAGTTATTTCTACTTTCCCCGAATTCATCCAATAATTTAAAATCAAAGTGTGCAGAAAATCCTTGTCTCTGTTCAACTGTTGGCTCTAAATCTTCACCACCTTCTTTTGGTTGTAAGCTGATCAATGACCTCAATTCATTAGGTGTCAATTGTTCAAGCACCTTATTTGCAACCAATGGACTCAAAGAATTGATCGCATCAATTACATCTTGATTTGTTGTTGTCTGTCTTACTTCAATAGGTTTCAAACCGATTTTTTCACGCATCTCATCCTTATCCATAATCTGCAACAATGCAGTTTCTGTAAATTCCATACCGATTGGTTCGGTAGGTATGATCTGTAAATCTTCCGCATAACCTGCAAATCCTGCCAACATATTGAATGTTGATTCAAGGAACATTTGTTTTGCGTTTACATAAGTATTCTTGAAAATCTCATACCCATCACGCATCTCTGTTCTGCTTCCAAGTTCACCTGCTTCAGCAATACCGAATATGCTCGGTGTTGTGATCATGTGTCCGCTAAAAATATTGGTCTGTATCAAACTGTCAACCCTTCCAAAATCTTCTTTTGTAAGATCAGATTGACCAAGATCATCAATGATTGGCTTACGTGAAGCATCATTAACGAATGCCAACATATATTTGATTCCGTCAGCACCTGTATATGTATTTTTAAACTTACGATGAATTACACTTTGCTCATCAGGTGAAGGCTCACCATTAGGAAGCGTGATAAGTTTACTTGCAGAAAAACCTGTTTTAGCATTACCAAGAACGTGTTTTGAAACCTCAATATCAGATTCAATATAGTTTAATGCACCGAAATATGAAGGCAAAGCATACACCTGCGACAAAGGTCTGTACTCCTTCATGTAAAGTATTTGTTTTCCCTGTGGGTTTTAGGATTAAA